CGAACCATAGCTCATTGGCTTCATTGCACCACCCAAGGTCACGCTTGCGCCCTCGAATCTTCTGCTCATCATCCACGCTGAAGAACTCCACGATGGAGCCATTGCCAAAGGTGTAGATGTGCTCTGACTTGTTGTGGCTCTGCACGTCATAGATTTCCATCGCCTTCATGATTTCAAAGAAGTCACGCATGACTGTTGCCCTTAAAGCTGGGAAGGTCTTGCGCACGATGCTGACCACCTTGCCAGGATGTTGTAGGCAGTACACCACGATCATTTGGCAGAGCGAGTAGGTCTTGCTCGAGCGGCTTCCACCCTCATTGATGATGAAGCGGATGCTCGGGTCTGCCAGTGCGGTGTAGTTCTTTTCAAAGATGACAGTGCTGTCGATTGTGATTTCAGCCATAGGTCAAAGTTTAGGCAATAGGGATGCTATACGAGTATTTCTCTCATATAGCCACTTCCCACAAATATAGTAATAATACTATTCAGTAGGTCTAATTATGTTAACCTTCACCTCGGAGATGCTCTGCCCTCCAGATGTGATGTCAGTCTTTTCAGTCAGACCATTCAGTCGTTGAGTGATGGATGCATTAAATTGTCCAACCATGCCGCCCTTGATTTGGTCATCTCTGATTTCATCGCTTATATGCGTACAGATTGTAGTAAACATTGAATATCTCCCATCTGTATTCGCAAAGTAATCATTCACCACAAGACCCTTATCATGACAGAATACTCTGAATCCGCTCATTGTCAATGGCACCTCAAGTGGAATCGGTTCAGCCTTCCCTGTCTTATTTGAAAGCGCATAGGAATAGCGTGGATTCTCTTTGACGTGCTTTTTATACTCAACGAAAAGCTGATATAGGTCTTCTGGCTCTTCGAAGTTTCTTGGTCTACCAGTTTTCATATCAATCCTAATCCTTTAAGTTTACTTTCTGCCCAATCAAGTCCAGTCTTGCCACCCCACAAAAGGAATGAAACGTATCCGCAATCCTCTGGTGCTGAATCCTCAAATGTAGGTTCTGCCCTGGAGAGGTATGAATACATTCTCTTGATCGTGTCCACTGAAATGGGCTCTTTATTTGCGAGCTGCTGTCCTCTCACCTTCCCGACTTGTGTGGCGCACTTGTTACCGAGTTCTTTGTTGAGCTCGATTCCTCTGCGTGCGTTGTTGCGCACCGAGTCAGGATAGTCTGAGTAGGTTTTCTCTGCGAATGCCTCTCTATATTTACTGAGTGGGTCCATTAGTTCTGCGTTTGCGTTTTGGTTTAGTTACTTTCGGAGCTTCCGTCTGCTCATCAGCCTCGATACCCTCGTAGCGGATTGGTGCAGTCGTTGTTTCCTTTTCGAACAAATAGCCAAATCCTATGCTGACATAGTACTGATATCTGTTCATATCTATATTGTCAACAACAACAGTCATGTTTCCGAGCGAGGTGTTCTTGACGATAGTCTTGCCCTTGTATTCATCTTTTATTTTCATTGTGTATGGTTTTTAGTGTGCTTTTTATGTCAGAGATTAGGTAGTGTGCTGACGTCACTGGGATATTGAAGTATTGCGCCATTGATCGTGCTGTTGTGAGTCCTTTGTCGAAGTATGCCTTGGCAACTGCAATCTTGACATTGTCTGATAGCCCATCTCGATAGATGTCCACCGATGACTTCCATCCCTGGTACTGCTGCTCGATTGCGATTTTGTAGTTTAGGTCCTCCTCATCATCGTATCTGTCCGGCACTGCTGTCTCATTAGCCAGGATTCGCTCATCCTTGAAGCTGTTGACGTTCTTCCAAATCACTTGCCGCTTGATTGAGTTCAGGATATAGCTCTTGACCTTGCCGACATCCTCGGTGTTGTCATTGATTTCGAGGCAGTGAAGGTATGCGTTGGAGATGACCGTGTCGATAGTTAGCTTCGGATTGTACTTGGAGCAGAAGTACCTGGTGTATCGGTACAGCTCCTCATAGTGGGACGATATGTAGCGGTCAAGAGTTGCCTTCATACCAGTTGGTGAAATCTTTGTACCAGATTTTGCGTCTGATTTGAGAGCAGAAGCATTCTCTGTCAGGCACACCGGTCACACTGACCTTGATTGCCTTGAGTTTGTTCAGCACTTTCTTGGTGAGACGTTCTTTCTCATCCATTAGTTGCGCTGCTTTGACGTATTCTATTTGCTCTCTATCCATTCGCTGATGATGTAGGCACCCATCGCTGTGATTGCTGCCGTATATATATTGCCTGAAAGTGCCAAAGCAGTCCAAAATGAGGTGCACTTCCAGCATCCGAATCCAGCATGAATGTAATCACCGAGCTTGGAGCTTGGAATCACTCTCATGAAAGTGAAGTCGATGAGCCAGTGCAGAGGCTCGAAGTTGGCGATGAGCCACCCGAGTGCGAGGTATTGTATCAGTTCCATAGGTCAAAGATAGTTTTAATTACTAAAATGATAGCAACTGCTGTCAAGAGTATCATGGTGCCGATTGCAGCCATCTCCTCACGTTGATCGTTTTGATTTAGTTTCATTGTTCTTCGTTTACTATTTCTAATGTTCCATCAAAATGGTATCCCGTTAGTCTAATCAGCTTTTCAAGGTGATAAATCAAGTCCTCAAGCTCCACATCCTCGTGGTCGAACTCATAGCTGGCTTTGTGTCTGTACTGCTTAAATTCTTTCATTGTTATTGTTTATTTTGAACTTGCCGGAATTTCCGGAGAGTTCGATTGTTTAAAGGTTACTTTACATCTTTCACAAGTAGAATTACTTGCAATCCTATTATCCAACGGCACATAACCAAACTCTTCAATGTAATCATTCATTGAGGCAGTCCATTTATGCCATCCAAAAAAGCATAGTATTCTTTTCATTGTTCTTGTTGTTTAGTTAAAAAAGCCTTTTTCGCTCAAGAAGGCAATAACTCTATCTCCCTACGATGAGAACCGACACTTACTCGGCAGGCTACGTTCCGCACGTCTACGGCATTTGTTTTACATTTCGTGTTTAGATATGTGGCAATTTTTACCCCTTATCCTTGTTTGATTTGTTTAGGATTAAATTACATAAATCACTTTACCACCTTCTAAAAGATATTGTCCTTCAAGTGCTGGTACAAGTTTACCATCAACTTTTAAAAAAGCATTTGGTTGATATTTGACATCACTCTTCAATTTTTCAATATACAGGGTTGCATCCATCAGTTCATCCTGGAGATGATTCAACCAATCGGTGAGGCTAAGGTCATCACGATCTAAAGTGCGCCCATATTTTTTGATTCCGAGCTGGCTGCGCTCATAATACTTTGCCAGTACCTTGAGCACGATTGGGTCTTGTATTTGCTGTTCCATTAGTTAAGGCTTGAATATTGCTCGTAAAATTCCTCTGGAGTCACTTCAGAGATGTGTACTTCATCAGAGAAGGTGAGCACGATGCAAGTGTTGACACCTGGCATCATGTTGAATAAGTCGTGCACCCTTGCAACCAAGCTATCGAGGTTGTCATTTTTGGTGCCTATGTATGCGATGAAGTACTTCATTTCATTAGAAAGTTGAAGGCTTGAATGTAGAACTCATCACCCACCCCATTGCCTCTCATAAATCGATTGACAGTGTAGTAGTTGAGATTCATATCTTCAGCCAAGTGAGTCATCTTATATCGACTGGAGAGTCGGGACCTCAACTCTTTATGGATGAAGTCCCGAATGTTCTCGCCATCAGAAAGGTAAATCGTCATCGATTTCATCTGAGATTGGTTTTGATGGTGCTGCTGGTGTTGCGATGCGGATATCCCATGCATTGAGGCTGACATAATACTTGCCGTTGTACTCACGACCTCTCAAGTCGAACTTGACCTCACATTCTTGACCGACTCTTGCTGTCTCCAGGAACTTCACTCGCTCATTAACTGCTTGAAATTGTACCAGCTGCGGATACTTGTCACCGATTGAGAGCACGAACTCTCTGATGTTCATTTTCTCACTCACTTGTTTGGCTTCACCAAGGTGGTGAATGGTGCCTTTTGCTTTTAGCTCTTCCATTTTTATTTGTTATTTAATTGTTCGTAATATTCATGATATAGATCGGATGCTTCTTTAAGGCGAGCAACCATTTTAGCCTCGATATCTTCATCTCTATCGTACCAGAGAGCTGTGATTCGCTTCTCAGGATTGATATGGT